GCGTTGCGCGTTCCTTTCTATGGAAAAGAAAAGCTTTCTGTCAGGGCGTGACAGGCTGGTCAGGGCAGTCAGGGTGCCGACAGGATCGTGTCAGGCACCACAGGGCCGCACAGGCAGTGTCAGGCCCCACTGACATGCAGGGCGCGACCCGTCAGGCGTTTGGTGCAAGTGAACTTAACGGGGCGGTCACTGATACCGTGATAGCTTGGCCTCAATCGCTTCCCTGATGTCAGACGCTGATCGCTCGGCGGTGACATCCTCGGTCTCGACCTTATCGATCCACAGGCCCACCGACTTGCCCAGCAGCTCAAGTGCGCGGACACGGGCACCGTCTTGGATGTCGGTATCCATTGCCAGATCGGTGAGCTGTTTCAAAACGGTGTCGCCCCTCGCGGCCCCCTGCATACGCCTCTGCGCTTCCATATCCCGCTGCAGTGCCTCGATCCTAATGGACACCTTAGGGCTAGCTGCTAGCTTGCTTGCCTCGACGTGTACGCTGGCTGTAGTCATCCCGCTTGCATTGTAACATGATCTATACGCATCGCTAAAGCACTGCCCTGACATCACGGCATGGCAGAACGCCTCTTGCTTATCAGTGAGGCCCTGATGTCTCGGTGAGGACTTGCCCCTTGTCTTACTGGCACCTGTAGCTCGACCTACTGCACCCTTACTGATTGGCACCACCTTATCACTGTCCTGTTTGTCCTTGCCTGTATTCTTAGTCATCTGTTTACTCCCCTATGTGGTTGTCTGTCATGTGTCGCTGCGCTTGGCATTCGGGCGCGGCCCTTCGCCTGTGATCATATCAGCCCCCTTTGGGCCTGTCCACTTCGGGAAAAGCTGCTAGCTGCTGTCACTTTTTTCACCGTGGGGAAACTATTTTAAACGTATGTACCACTAATCACCTACCTCAATAATAAATGTTCAATATAATAGTGAATGAAATCAACGCACTGTAAATTAGTTAGGTGCAATTGAACCAAATTGTTAAAATAGGGGTTTTAATTACCGTTCTTATGTGGGACAAGGATGACAGACGCAGGGAGGGCAGGGGCCTAAGGGCCTCCCCCCGAACTAGCTCACCGCCAGATGGTCCAACGCCGCGCAGAGCAATTTGGACACAGCGACACCCGCGCTGACACAAGGGTAGGTCATATAGGCCAAACGTCTCATAGTCCCGAACACGGTGTGTCGGATACATGGCTGGGTTTGAGCGTCTGGGGGAGAGAAAAGCCTCGGATGAATACAGGGATGATCACACCGATTGGAAGGCGGTCTGGCACCTTGAAATGACGATTAGGACTGACCGCCCAAGCGGTCAAAGATTTCACGATAATCCCAAGCGGATCGCGGCCTAGGCCCCTCTTGCTTGGTGGCAACCATAGGGGCAAGTAAGACTATGGCGATACTCTGAAAGACAGTAGAGCGGAAGGCTGGAAGGCACAGGCGGTAGGTTGGAGTGATCCACAAAGGCTGGGGCAGCGAATGCTGCAAGGCGTACCTATTTGCTGACCAACTAAGTGATGGTCTTAAACTCTGAAGTGGAACGACTTCGGCATCGCTTGGTTGGTATCGTAAAAGGTTCAATTGAACTTTTCACAATACCAATCAAATCAAACGGGAGTGACACTATGAACTTTTTAACACAAGCAACCGAAAACACTGCACCTCTCACCGCCATGCAGGTCACCATGTGTGACAATGCAGCCGCTGCATACAACATGGCATTTAAGATGCTGGCGCAAGGCGATGAAAAGCTTGCGAATGACTACAATGAGCGCGGTTGTGCGCTGCACAACAATGCCATGCGCCTCGGCGGTGGTACTCAATTCAGAGCGGTATGGGGCCGCATAATGTCAAAGAGAGTTTGTTATGAAAACTAGGAACCCAATGGCTAGAGAGGTGCGGTCTGCAAAGTACCGCCCTCAAGTGGTGAAGCTTAAAAACAAAACCCTGCCACGTAAGGCAAAACATAAAGGAATTCAATCATGAGCAACTCAATCAATTCGGCAATCTGTTCAGTCGGCCAGCGCGGTATCTCAATTGAAATTGATGTCGATCTGGAGGGTGGTGATCGCCATCAACTGTACATCAAGTCAAGAGCTGGCGGTGCCAAGGACTGGCGTTATGTGGTGACCAACCCGCAAGGTCAGCAGTGGCGGCTCGATACTGATGACTTTCTCCACCAGCCCCACAAGATGGGGTTCGATCACTGTGACATCTTTGACGTGTCATTCGTGACCAACCAAGTGATGTTCCTCGGAACTGAATTGGGTGAGGCTGCTGCAAAAGCACGGTGGAATGAGGCCCAACAGATAGCGGCCTGAGAATGCGAATTTCTGGCACCTTACGGGGTGTCAGTGATGCGAATTCTCGCAAGGTTCAATTGAACCAAATCATGATCATGGAAGGATCACAAAATGAACAACTTTGAAATCGATACAATGGTAGCCGCAAACATTCAGAGCGCAGAGCGCAATATTGCCAGCTTCAAAGGGGAAGCCAAGGACAACGCTGACGGCATTCAGCGCAACAAGATCACGGTTTATACAGAGATCACGGCGGTCCTGCTAGGCCTCGGTGACGATGGCTGGGCCAAATCTGGACGGGTAAACAAGGCTGTATCTGTACCGTTCAAAGCGGCCCTTGAGGCCTCAGTTGAGGATGGCGGTGCTGGGGTCAGCAAGGCCAGTGCCAAGCGGTACTGGGAGAATAGTGTTGCCGCCGCCAGAGGCATCCGCAAGGACCACGGCCTAGGGGAGAATGCCACCCCTGACGCGGTCAGTGAGCTGTTTGTCGATCTGGAAATCACGAAGGAAGCACACATTGTGCGGGAATTCGTGAACACCCGCGAGGTCAGCCCTGCCCGTGCGCTTGCTGAAAAAGTGGTTGGCAAGTTCAAGTGGGAACGCAATCAACAGTCTGGCCTGTACAAAAAGACAGGCTCGTTTGTTGAGGGTCTGGATGATGATGACCTGAACGAGTTCGAGGATGTCATCCGCGAGTTGAAAGCGACACGCGCTGCAGCCCGTGCTGAGGCTGACGCCACTGCCACCGCCGCCGCTGCCGAGACTGCGACTGTCAACGAGACACTGGACGCTCTTGAGGCCTGACTGCAAGACTGCCCCGCTACGGCGGGGCGGTTGCTATCCACTAAGGCCACTAGGCCTTGCTGCATGGCAACCAATCAAAAGGGAATGATACAATGGCTAGACCACTCTGCCCTGCCGAGGGCCTAATCGGCTATGACTTTTTGGACCTGAAGATGTCCCGCAAGTCTCGCAAGACTTCACAACGTCAAGCCAGCAAGGCGCGGCGTCAGTTCTTCAAATCTGAGGCCTTGGCCTTGGCCTTGGTGGCGCAGAACGATGAGGTTATTAACTGCAACCGCCTTGGAAATGTGTTTACTGCCAGCGACTATGATGTCGATTTGGTGGACACCGCCGAGGTGTTTGAGCCGTTTGGCTGGCACTATGATCTGACTGATTTGGATATCACCGATCAGTTTGTTTACGTGAATGGCGAGTGCATCCCTGCACTCGTTTAGTTCAAGTGAACTTAAATGAAACCAGTACTTAATCAAAAAGGGATGAACATGGATAATCTATCAAATGAAGACGTTGTCCTCGACAAGCTAGAGGAAATGATGACTTGGAACGGCTTCGCCCGTTCACTTGTTGATCAACACCTCGCAAAGGGGCGGCTGTCACCCAATCAGTGGGCCGCTGCCGAGCGGATGATTGCAAAAATGGCTGCAAACAAAGTGGCCCGTGATGCAAAAAGTGTTGACGTAAACGTGGGCAAGATAAACGATCTGCTGGCATATGCCAAGGTCAAGCGGCCTGTCTTCAGGGCCGAGGGCCTCAAGTTTAGCCTTGCACCTGTTACTCTAAAGAACGGGCAACCCGCTGCTAATGCTGGCGCGGTCTATGTGAAGGCTGGTGATGAGTATCAAGGCAAAATATCTGGCGGCAAGTTTCATGCTGGCAGGGACTGTCATGATGACACGCCTCAGGCGGTGGTCAGGGCGGCTCAAGACCCTCGCGGGGTTGCGGTACAGTATGGGCGCGACACGGGCATATGCGCCTGTTGTGGGCGCACCCTGACAGACCCCGTGAGCATAGAGGTGGGTATCGGGCCTATCTGTGCAGAGAAGTGGGGCCTGTAGCCCCAGAAAGGGACGCTATGTGGAGAGTTAGATCGGAATGGGTATGGCCTGAGGGCCGCGCTATAGAATGCAGCGAAAAGCCTGTGACTGAATGGGCAGAGGAAATATCAGTTGAGACTGAAACTGAGGCCCGTGAGTGGTGGGAATGCTGGAGTAAAAGTTGGCCTGACCCCACAAAAACATCAACAATGACCTCGCCCACTGGTGAGGTTGTAGAGCAGAGGGTTGGATGATGGCTGTACACTTTGTAGGGTTTCGGACTGACGCAGAACACAGTGCAGCGGTCAAGGTCTGGGGAAAGCCAGACTTTGTCCACATGTGGAATGACCACAGAATGCAGGGTGACATAGACGATGATCTGGACACTGTTGTGTTTGGCTCAAAAGGCAGTCTGACACCCTCAAAATTCTCATGGCAAGACCATGAGCTATGGTGAAAGGAAGCCAATGACTGAGACACTACAGGAACAGGCGCAGGGCCTCAGGGACTACGCTGAGGCTCTGGACCTAAGTATAGGTGCAACCGTCAGGGCCTACGGCTCTGGGGTGCGGCCATCATGGGTCAGCGAAGACATTGCAATTGATACCATGCTTCGTGATCAGGCTCTTGCTGAGGCTGACCGCATTGAGAAAAGTGCAAGTGAACCAAAATAAAATCACGTTAACGCCGTTGGCGTGATTAACCATTATCAAAACTGGAGGCCAACATGGCAAACATTACTCAATTGATTACCCGCACGAAGGCTGCTGTTCACTACGCAGTGAACTTGCCAGAGGATGCTGATGCATCTGAACACAGCACCATGTACTGGGTGTCAGAACCGGGACTTGGTAAGACATCAGGCATCAAACAGATCGCCCGTGAACTTGACCTCAAGCTGGTCATAGTCGATCTGGCTCAGTCAGAGCCAACTGACATCTGTGGCACCAACTGGATCAAAGATAACCCTGACGGGTCACGGTCCATGACACGGCTCAAGCCTGAGTGGTTTCCTGAGGAAGGCACCAAGGGCATCCTCTTCTTTGACGAGGTCGCGCAGGGCGAGAAGGCTAGCCTCAATGTGGTGGGTCAGGTGATCCATGAGCTACGTGCGGGGCCGCACAAGCTACCGCATGGCTGGGTCTGTGTCGCTGCGTCCAATGGGATCAAGGACAAGGCTGGCGTCCAACGTCTGCCTAGTCAGCTCAAGGACCGCTTCAACTTCCAATACCTTGAGGTCGATCTTGAAAGTGTGATCAAGTACTTCAGGTCAATTGGTGCTGACGAGCGCATCTGCGCTTACCTGCGCTTCAGACCTGAGTGGTTGCACCGCTTTGATGCAGACGCTGATAGCTGCCCAACGCCACGGTCATGGCACCGTGTTTCCAACATACTCAAGTGGGCCTTGGGTTGGGATGACATGCTTGAGTGTATAGCTGGCGAAGTAGGCCCCGCCGCTGCTGGTGATTTTGCTGGGTTCCTAAAGCTCTATGAGAGCTGCCCAGACATTGATGAGCTGATCGCCAGCCCTATGGCTGCTGATGTGCCGACAGACATGGGCGTGATGTACGCAATATGCGCTGCGCTGGCTACGCGCATGAACAATGCCA